CGCAAACTTTATTAATAAAACAAGTGCATTAGAGAACTGTTCTAGTAGTGCATTAGGTCGTTGCATAGCTGCGTTTGGTCTATCAGGTTCAGAATATGCTAGTGCAGAAGAATTAGTAAATGCTTTGAATAATCAAGGTACAACTAAATCAGTTTCAATTAAGGATGAAATAAAAAAGCAAACAACTGAAACAAAGTTGACTGCTTTATATTCTAATTGGAAAAAAGAGAATGATTCAATAGAAAAATCTTTTGAATCACAACAAACAAACATAAAAAAAAATGGAGGACAAAATGTCAAACAATGGTAGTGGTAAGCAGAAGGATTGGGTATTGTTTCCTTATGATGCCAACAATGAAAAAGCCATCAAAATTGATTTCTCAGGTAATGTTACTTTAGACAATGGTAATAAAGGAACTATCTTAGGTGTCAAAGGACAATCAAAAGATGGTAATACTAAGTTCCTTAAAGTCTATGCTCAGGTCGGAGTTTTATTTAAAGGTGATGATAAATTTACTGGTGAAATGAACTATGCCGAAGCTGGAGGACACAAAGGTTTAATCGGATGGTTAAATGAATCTGGTAATATTTTATCTGGTTATAAGAACGATCCTAAACCAAAACAACCAAAACCGCAGAGTAAACAAATACCTTTCTAAGTGAAAGTTGTTTACTTAGTTTTAGCTTTATTAACAGGTGAGAGTTATGTTTTACACAAGGTTAAGTTTGAAACTACTCTCACTTGTGATGAGATACATGAGGCAGTAATTGAATTTAAAGAAATACAAAATAGGACATACCCAATATACAAAAACAAAGTTGCTTTTGCACATTGGTGTTTAGACGAACAAGGAAATTATTATTTAGGTGCAGAATATGAATGACAATGTAAAATTTATTAACGAACTAGAAAGATTGCTAAACCAAAAACAAAATGACTATGGCGATTTTGACCATACCTCTTATGTAATGGTTGGTATATTAGAAAAATATTTATCAGTTTATAACAATGTTGAGGTCAAAGTACCTTTAAAAGTATTTGGTTTATTTATGATTTTTTTAAAATGTTGGAGAGTTATGCAATCCAAAGAATACAAAAAAGATAACTTTGACGATATAAATGGATATACAGAACTATTGAGGAGGCTAGTAATAAATGAGCAAAAAAAGGGGTAAAAGACCTATGACACCAAAGATGTTCAAGCTATTGCAATTTATTAAGAATTACACTAAAAAGAACAAGTATAGTCCAACTTTTTCAGAAATGGCTTTAGAGTTGGGTTATAAAAGTAAAAATTCTGTTTCTTCTTTGTTAAAAAAATTAGAAGAAAGAGATGAAATAAAAAGAGATTATGCAGGTTATAGTCGGAATATTGAAATAAATGGTTAAAGTAATTAAAACATCTGATCTTGAGTTAGCTGCTAATTTCGAAGAAATTTTTGATGGTGCAACTGTGGAAGAAGCTACAGAAAAAGCACATAATCAAAAAATGCCTAGTGAGTCTGCAAAAGTAAATATCACCGATACCAGACTTGTTAAGGCACACATTAAACTAATCGGTGAGGAGAATGATGAGCTTAAGAAATAGCAATGTTCGTTTATACACTAAGCTAGATAAGGCACACAAAAAGATTTTTGGTGCTAAAGATAAGGGAAGACAGTGTGTAAATACTCTAAAGGCATTCAAAGAGTACAATCAGTTGTACCGAAGAATTGTCGAAGCTGAGAACAAAGATGCTAGATTTTTATATACTTAATTGAGTATATATAAAAAGTTGCATTTATACTTAAGGGATTCTATACTCTAAATTAAAGGAAGGAAACAAAATGAAACTATCACCCAAAGCTAAGAAGAACCTAGTAGAAGACAATCAATTCTATATTGATCTTGGAAAAAAACTAAGACTTGCAAGACGAACTAAGATAAATGAGTTTACTGGTAAAGAAAGTTTTATTAGTCAAACCAAAGTTGCAACTGCACTTAAAACTACATTTCAACAAATAGGTAAATATGAGAAAGGTGAAAACCGAATACCTATAGTCAATCTAATTAAGATAAGTAAGTTTCTAAAAAAACCATTAAGTTATTTTTTAGATGATTGGCAAGAAACAAATATTATTGCTGAACAATTTAATACTGCATTTCAAAAAGAATATGAAAGATTGCAGAAATAATGTTTGTTCCCATATTAGAAAAACTTAAAAAGATAAATCCAACAACTGATGAGTATGATGAGTTTGAGCATTACAAAACAATCATACCTAAAATGATTGCTAATGGTCATGCAGCTCATCAAACAATAGAAGGTTACGATACTTGTAAACCAGAGATAGAAGCATTTAGATGGTTCAATGGTGTTAATATTCCTGTGCATGGATATATAGATTTAAAAGGAGATAAGGTAATTATTGAGGATAAATGTAAGTTTCCTAGAAAGGGTAAGATTAAAAAAGATGGCACTAGGTCTTGGTTTACTTCAAAATTACCTGAAGACAAACCTGAACCTTATAATCTTTTGCAAGTAGATTTCTATTGGTCAGTATTCAAATTGCCAGTGTATCTTTGTTATATCAATGAAGAAACTTTTAAAGTATTTCATGCAGGTAATTGTGATGAACTAAAACCTGAGAACATAGAGAAAAGAATACCAAAGATTATTCAAAGATGTAAGATTAGACAAAACTTAATGCAGTTAAGTAACGATGCAAAAGTAATTAAAAACTATATTCAACCTCAGTTCGATCATTATTTTTGGCGAAACGATTTAGATGAAAATTATCTTCAAGATGCAATAAAATTTTACGAAAGTTAAAAACACTAAAAAACCCAAAAAGTGTTTTGTTGTCGCACCAATCCTGAAACACCCTAAAATTTCAATCGTCTAGTTTTTAATAAAAATATTTTTTTTCAAAATTTTGAAAAACTCAATGTGGTATAATGGGTTATAAAAAAAAACAGGGAGGAAAATATGAGTTATGAATGGAAGCACCCAAGCTACTATAAAGAGTTAGCAAAGGTAAGAAAAGAGTTTAAAGAAAACTCTGAAGAAGAAAACAAAAAAGAGGAGGAGCAAGATGATGAATAAGTTTGTTCGTACAAAACTTTATAGCGGATCAATAAAAGATAGATTGCAAAAAAATATTGAGATGGCTAAAGAGTTAGGAGAAACATTAACTTGGAAACAATCTAAAGAATTGCTTAAAGAGTTAGACAAGCAAGAGATTTGGGTAAATAATATTTATCAAGTTAATGTATTAAGAGGTAAAGATTGCGACCAATACGTTCATAATAAATCACTTAAAGGAAGATGTGATTACATAACTATTAAGACCCATAACAAAGAAGCCATAAGAGATTGGCGACATTTTCAAGAAATAAAAAATGAGTTATGCGGTGAGGATAGAGAGGCTATTGAGTTGTTTCCATCTGAACAAAGACTTGTAGATACCGCAAATCAATATCATTTATGGGTTCTACCAAAGGGTGAAACTATGTGTTTTGGGTTTGCAACTAGAAAAGTTGATTACACTGAAAAACTTGGTGGTTTTAATAAGGCAGGTCAAAGACCTTTATAACATTATTAAGGCAGTCTGAAATATGGCTGCCTTACCAATCAAATTTTTTTTCTTCTTTTATTTGTTCTTCAACACTATTTAAAACTTTTTGTTTGAGGTCATCATCTTCTTTCATACACTGCCAATGAGCATGACCACCACCATAGAAAGATACAAAGCTATCTAAGTTCGTCATGTCCTTTTTACAGTAACGACAAATTCCTACGTCAACGATTATTTGTTTTGATTTAACCCAAGTCTTTTTCTTAGGTTTTGGCATAGTTAGGTTTCTTACCTTTTCTTGACTTTCTTTCAGCTTTCTTTTTTCTTGATACCGCAGCTCTCCTTTGGGAAGGACTCATTGCTCTTGCTTTAGCTAGTGGTACACATTTAGGATAGTTTCTTCTTTTCTCTTTACCTGAACGACCACACTTAGGAAAAGAACCATCGGATCTAGGATTGGCAATATCAACCCAGTTTTGTTGTACCCATGACCTTAATCCTTTTTTAGCCATTATCTTTTTCTTTTCTTAGCTTTCTTTTTTTTCTTCTTGCCACCAGGAGTTATCTTACCTGAGCATACACCAGAGGCATACATATTAGCATAAGCAGAAGGATATACCTTAAACTTACGTTTAGCTGCTGCCTTACCTCTTGCACATAATTTAGCCATCTTTAAACTCCTTTAATATTTCTAATTTTTCTTCAGCATGAGCAATCTTTTCAATCAGCTTATCTGATTCGTCTATGTGTTGAGGATGCTCACCAATCCCTACACTGTTTTCTAAATAAATTTTTAATGTTGCCTCAGCTTCAGCAATCTGAGCTTCATATCTTTTTTCTAGTGCATCAAGAATGACTTGCCTCATGCACTATGTCTTTTTTGAACAGCAAACTTAGCAACTTTTACTGCACCCTTATGAGGTTTATATGTTCCCTTCATAAGTTTGTAAGAGTTACCTTTTTTCATCCAATGAAATCCTTTTGGTGCTTTTACTGTTTTCATCATACTTTTCTCTTTTTCTTTTTCTTAAGTGCTTTAAAGTCCGCACCTGTTATCTTATCAAATGGTGCAGCCATTCTAGCAATCTTCATTTGTTTTTTACTGTACTTTTTATTTTTACCTTTAGGCATAATATATAACCCTCCAACATTCCCAACTGACTAGCAGTTACTCCTAATTGTTATTTTTTTTTCTTTTTTTTGTTTTTTTTCTTTTTTTTGTTCATTGGTTTTTTTTTACTATGATACATTGTTTTCTCCTTTTGTTACCATTTCTTACATGACCAGTATCTAGCACTGAACACATCTTTAGCAGTAGCACATCTGTGCCTTGCTCTAAAGCTCTTTCTAGCTTTGGGGTTAGATTTTCTAATCTTCATATTGGCATCCCCATATCTAATTATCTTTTCTTTGCCACCTTTACAAGCCTTGACGACAAACTTTTTTCCACCTGAGATTTGTCTTTTAGGTGTATTACATTTCATTTTTGACTTATCTATCGCCATCTAATTTTACCCCATTAAAGTATTTATATTCATATTCGACAACTCTGCAATCATGTTTTTTACGCATAGACTTTTGTTTATCTTTAAATTCTATAGCTTTCTTCTCAGTTTCAAAAATAGTATTAGTAAACATTGTATGTAAATCACTGTTATTTTTCCATACCACACAATACATTATGTCATAATTTTTGGTTTTTTTGGAGGAACTACAGCTTCTTCAGTACACAAAAACTTAATAAATATTTTGTTTTTATTGACATCCTCATAACCAATTTCTTCAAGTTTTGCTATTGATTCATAGTTACCAGCTATCATACAAGAGTAACCATCTTTAAATAAATCTGGGTATCTGTAAGGTGGTAGGCAAGTGTTTGCTACAGCAGAACACATTATTAAATTTAATACAAAATTCACTTATTATCTTTCATTTTTTTTATTTCACTCTCTAGTTCTTTTATTTTTTTTGTTGCATCATCTAAATCTTGTTGAGAGTGTTCTAATTTTTGCAAACATCTTTTGTTAGCGGAATCTTTAGACTTACCTGCGTCTTGCAATTCTGCAACCTCTTGTTTAAGGATTCTTACCTGATCCTTATATTCGTTAATCAAATCAATGTCGGACATTAATTATTTTTTATTGTTTTTAAAAATCTGTGTACCCTTAATTCCATAAATACTTGCGACCACTAAAATCCACAAATTCGTGAACCATGAAGTGAGCTGTTGT